CATCCTGACTTTCCAGAACCATACGAATCGCCCGCTGACGGACTTCGGGGGAAAAACGAGTATTTTTAGTCATCCTGTTTACCTCTTTCTCAGGGAGTTTAGTCTCCAGGATTTCCGGGGCGGTTCAGAACCAGCTTGCACTTGACGCCAGAGTTATTGCGTTTGGCGGTAAAAAGAAAACTGAGGAAGTGGATCAGTTATCATCCAAGTTAGCAGCTATAAGTGAAGAACTTGAGAAGATGGGATGTTCATTTTACTCATGCGATGTTAGTTCTACTTCAATTTATCTGACTGTATCTGGCAGAAGGGTTGGATGGCATTCATATGGGGAAGACGGCAACGGCAAAGATATATTGCTCCCTACTCCGATCAAAGATAAATGCATGTTTGACGCAGAACACGAAATAACAAAAAGGTTTGATGAAATCTGCGCATTGCAACAAAAACTTGAAGCCAAGAAAAAGGATATCGAATCAAATGTATGGGCTGCTTTGAACTCAGTCACAACAGTTAAGCGACTTATTGAAGTTTGGCCTGAAAGCAAAGAATTGCTACCAAAAGAAGCAGATAAAGCAAGTACAGCACTTCCTGCTTTACGGGTAGAAGATTTGAATAAGATGATTGGACTTCCTTCCGAGGCCGCATAGTCGGCCTTTATTTTTGGCATAAACAACAGAATAAATACTGCACTGTGTATTCATTCCAACGAGTGAATACACGGAGCAATGTCGCTCGTAACTAAACAGGAGCCGACTTGTTCTGATTATTGGAAATCTTCTTTGCCCTCCAATGTGAGGGCGATTTTTTATCTGTGAGGATATGAACAGATGTCAAACATCAAAAAATACATCATTGATTACGACTGGAAAGCATCAATAGAAATTGAAATCGACCATGACGTAATGACAGAGGAAAAACTTCACCAGATTAATAATTTCTGGTCAGACTCTGAACACCGACTCAATAAACACGGCTCTGTATTAAATGCTGTATTAATCATGCTGGCGCAACATGCTCTGCTTATAGCAATTTCAAGCGACTTAAATGCATATGGTGTTGTGTGTGAGTTCGACTGGAATGATGGAAATGGTCAGGAAGGATGGCCTCCAATGGATGGTAGCGAAGGAATAAGAATTACCGATATCGATACATCAGGAATATTTGATTCAGATGATATGACTATCAAAGCCGCCTGAGCGCGGCGTTACCGCATACCAATAACGCTTCACTCGAGGCGTTTTTCGTTATGTATAAATAAGGAGCACACCATGCAATATGCCATTGCAGGGTGGCCTGTTGCTGGCTGCCCTTCCGAATCTTTACTTGAGCGAATCACCCGTAAATTACGTGACGGATGGAAACGCCTTATCGACATACTTAATCAGCCAGGAGTTCCAAAAAATGGATAAAACACTTATGGCTATCCAGACTAAATTCACTATCGCCACTTTTATTGGCGATGAAAAGATGTTTCGTGAAGCCGTAGAAGCCTACAGAAAATGGAGGTCAAAATGATTCCGGTAGAACTGGCGAAAACCCCAGAGTTAAGTCGATTAAAAAGAGAGTATCACATTGCTGAGGCTCGTTACTGGCGTAAAGCGGGAGATAAATCAAAGAAACAACTTTGCTTATGGCAGGCACAAAGAGAGCGCATGAATGAGCGCGAATTTCTTTCCTCCCCGTCCGAATTACCATTCTGAGGTGAATTATGGGAACTGCGATATTAATACTCGGTGAGTCTGGCACCGGAAAATCAACCAGCATGAGAAATATCAATCCAGAGGAAGCAATACTTATAAAACCAATAGGCAAGCCGCTACCATTTAAATCAAAAAACTGGCTTGCATGGGATGCCAGAGCAAAAAAAGGAACCGTAGTTACCACTGACAAATGGGACGTAATAGTTGCTGTAATTAAGCGTGCTCACGAATACGGAAAAAGAATCGTTATTGTTGATGACTTCCAGTATGTGATGAGCAATGAGTTTATGCGCCGCTCAGAAGAAAAATCGTTTGATAAATTTACTGAGATAGGCCGCCACGCATGGGAGGTCATTAAGGCTGCACAGGATGCGCCTGATGACCTGAGAGTCTATTTTCTTGCGCACACCGAAGAAACCCCTATGGGGCGCGTGAAAATGAAGACTATCGGCAAAATGCTGGACGAGAAAATCACTGTCGAAGGCATGTTTACTATAGTTCTTCGCACTCTTACCCGCGATGACCAGTTCTTTTTCACCACGAAAAACAACGGTGCAGACACTGTTAAATCCCCAATGGGAATGTTTGATTCCAATGAGATTGATAACGATCTCTCTTTCGTCGATGCCACTGTTTGTGATTACTACGGCATCAATAATGTTCATCAAATTAAGGAAAACGCCGCATGAGCAACGTAATTTTTACTTATAACGAAGAAGCAGCACTGACCGCAGGGCAAGGTGGTTTTATTAACGAAACTGGCGCTCACATAATTACCATTACTGAAGCAGAACTCAAGCAATCAGAAAAAGGAGCCAAATTTATTGAGTTTTCTGGAGAATCCGACGACGGACGTAAAATCCAGTATCTTAGCGTCTGTGTTCAGAAAAATGACGGCACGGAAAACAAATTTGGCGCAAATGTCGTTCACGCCATGATGGGGTGTGCCGGGATTGGACAATTAACGCAACATATGGTTTCCGCCAGTAAATTTGTTGCACCTGAATTTCATGGAAAGAAAATCGGGTTAGTGCTCCAGAAAGTATTAACCACAAACAAAAAGACTGGCGCAGACAGCTACCAGATGGAAATACGCATCCCGTTTATTGCACAAACAGGTCAAACCCTTAAAGAAAAGGCAGAAGGCAAGCAACCAGAAACTATCGCCAACATGGTTGCCAGCCTCAAAGATAAAGACAATCGCTCTAAAAACGTAAGCCATAATCATGCAGATGATTATGGTTACAGCCAGAACGATTACCCTCCTTTCTGATTACTGAAAATAAGGCTCCCATTATGCCAGCGCCTCTGTATGGTGCGGATGACCCGCGCAACTGCTCCGGTAGCTCCAAGGCGGAGGTGCTGGAAAATATCAAAAACAATTTCGACGCGTTTCTTGCTCTGACACCAGAAACAAAAGCAGAACGGATGTACCGACGCGATATACAACTCGCGCTAAAACAGGAGAAGGACCGAACAAACGAAACAGCAATGAGACCGTTGCGAAAAGCGACAATAGACAAATTCCCTGAATATATCGACCCGCGCCTGCGTAATTACCGCTCACGCTATGGCGCTATCAGTAATGACTGAGGAATTTACCATGAGAGGACTTGCATACAATCCCGGCATTCTTCCGGCAGAAATGATTATTCGCCAACGCGTAAAGACAATGCCATCGAGAGAGGAATTGCTTAAGAGAAAGAGTTTCGGTTCTGTTAATGACAACAAATATCTGAATGCGATGTGGCGGAGTGGGAAGAAATGAAACAAATGTCACTAATTGAGATGGATGGATTTCTGAAAGGTAAATTCATCCCAAGTGATTTAAAGGTTAACGAAACAAACGCTGAATATCTGGTGCGTAAATTTGCTGAAGCGGAGGCAAAGATTTCGGCTCTGTCCGAAGACCACCAGAAAGCGATTGAGTCAATTAAGCAGGCTGATTCGGCTGTTAAGTTGGCACACGAGAAGTTTTCAGCGCTGGCGGCGGAGAATGCGGGGCTGAATAAATTTATCGCACAGAGTTGCTACGTGTTTGATGGCGAGCAGGATGAGCTATCTGATGCGTATATCTGCGCAACAGATGGAGGGATGCCGCAAATTCCAGCCACCGATGCTTTTCTGGCTGAAATTCGTGCGGAGGCTCGCAACGAGGGGATTAACTATACCGCAAGCCGTCTTGCTGCTGCTTTCAACCACGGATTTATCAATAAGTCTTTACGTGAAGTTTTCGACGTTACGCGCATGATTCTGTCAGCAAAAGAAGAGTTAGCTAATGAATCGCATCCGATTGATGGCCTGTCCGGTGAATATGCAGAGAAATCCCTTGAAGAATGGGCGGAACGGCTTCGCAAAGGAGGCAACCAGTGAGCAAGATTGACTATCAGGCACTGCGTGAAGCGGCAGAGAAAGCCGGTGAAGATAAGTGGCAGGCTAAAAAAATAAATGGTGATTTTTTCGTTATTCGTCACGGTAGTTATACAAGACAGCATGGCTACACATCGTATCAA